TTCAGCATCCATCATGTTACGAACTTTACGACCAAACCTTACAGCTAACTCACCTGTATGAGTGGTCTGCATAATTTTTCTTCTTGGCTGTTTACCCATAATCCAAGCTGGAAAATAAGTAGAACAAAATTCAGACTTGGTGTGACGAGGAGGCATGTTAATAATAAGTCTGTTGCATTTACCATTAGCAACATCCTCTAACTTTTCTGCAAATATTTTATGGTGACGGCCACAAATAAACTCAGGCCACATGTGATCAATAAATTCTAGAAATGTTTCTTGACAACCTTGTTGTTTTTTTAATAACTCAAGACGTTCTTTGAGTATAAGTGTTTCTTTGATCTCTTGATCAGAAAGATGCGCTAGGTTCATAAAGCAGCTAGCATATTATCTATACTAACAGGACCACCTGCGTTTAACCCAAATTCTTTTAAACCAAACTTATCATACATTTTTGGTGCTTCTTTTATTTCTTTTTCTAAAGCTTTAATTTTTTTATCAAATTGATTGTTAATATGAGCTTTATATCTTGAAACTTGTGTAGCTTTATTAGTTCTAATATAAAGTTGTTTAGCCTTCTCTAATTCTTTTATTTGTTTTTTAGCTTTATTTATTCTACCTAAAATATTTGCAGCTCTGGTAGCTGGAGTAAAAGCTCCTCTTTCAGCCATAGCCAATATAATAGCTTCCGCTCCCTCAGATCCAACTGGGCTAATACCAACTTCTTTCATTAAAGCATCTAAATCATTTGGCTTTATAGATCCAACGTCAGGTGGGTTTGGCAATATAGCTTTGTTTAATTCGTTCAACGATTCTTGTATATCTATAGGTCCTCTACCTACAGGGCCTCCTGCATAAAATTCTAATTTTTCAATAAGTGGATTATTAGCAATCTGCTCTATTTCTAAATTATCCATATAAATGTTTTTTGGTTTAATGTTTGTTAAATCAACCAAAGCTTCTGATTCTTTATTAGCCATATCAAAAGAATCATAAATATCATCTAAACCGTATTGTCCTTTTAATTCATCTGCTGCGTCATAAAAATCGTAACCCTCATCCACCAAATCATCTATTAAATGACTGTAACTATTTTCCACATTCATCCTAGCCAGATTATTAAAACCTGCGCCAGATTCATCTATTGAGTTAAAAACAGCTGGCAAGTAAGCATCTATTTTTTCTGCTGGCACTTGATACTCTAAAACAACTGGCTTTCTATACATAGTTACTGCTTCATATTTGCTAGCTGATGTTGGGTCCATATTATCAAAAACACTACCTTTTTCTCCTTCTTTTAATTTTCTTCCAGTTACATTAGCTTGTTTATAAGCCATCATTTTTGCATGCTCTGGATTTAAGGTAAGACTTGACAAGCCTTCGTCTGGTTTTAATTTGTTAGATTCAGCTATATTTAAATATCTGTACAAATGCACATTACCGTTTTTATCAACTAGGTTGTTTTCTTTTAAATACTTTTGTGTAACATTTTTAATATCTTTACCAGGACCTTTTGTATCTCTTTTTAAAATATCTGCCACTCTATCTTTTTGAAATTTAGCACGACTGCTTTTTACCCATTCAACCAATTCTTCTAAATCTTCTGCATCTAGATCTATTTTACCCAGGCCTTTAACAGCAGTTTTTCCTGCAACAACTGGAGCGCTAGAACTGGTAACATAATCTACCAAAGACAAAGGGTCAGTTACTTTAGGAGTTGGCAATATAAATTCTTTTACATCACCTAAAAAATTAAATGCTTTCTTTAGTTTATTAATAACAGGATCGCCAAAGGTTAAGTCTGGTTTTAAAGGTTTGGTGTACGGACCAATAGGTGTAATAGAGCCTACATCAGGAAGATCGTCTTCTACTGCTCCACCATCCTTAAATGCGTCAAGACCTTTTTCTTTAACCAGCTTTCTTATCTCGTCATCAATCTTAACGTAGGTACCTGAAAAAGGCTCATTACCTCTTGCATCAATTCTTTCAACATAATCTTTTGGATCTACGCCTAAGTCTTTTAACATTTTGTTAATTTCATTTGGACCATCTTGATCATAAAGTGGTTTTAAAAATTTATTATCAACATCACTAGGAGCTTCATCTCCAAGTCTTTTTCCAGCTGAGTCTAAAGAAAAGCCATCAAACCCCCTTTCAACAGCTTCAACAAATCTTGAGCGTAAAGGAAACTTATACATCTCTGTTTTTGTGCCTTTAGCATAAGGATCAATTGGAACTCCTTTAAAATCCTCTGTATTAACTTTTGTAGCTTTTTTAAGAATTTTTACTCCGTTGCCAATATCAAACGTCATTTGGTTGTTATTAACCAGCTCATTAAAATATTTTAAAGCCCTTTCTCCTGGTGTTCCTGGACCATACTTTTGTCTTACAGCAGGAGAGCCAGGCTTAATCGTTTCTAACTCATAAAATATTTCATCCAAACTCTTGTCAAGAGATTCAGTAAATTTTTTCCCTGTTGCATCTTCTAAATCTGACTTGTTTAGAGTAAACCCATCAAACTTATTAACCACATCACTTGGAATAAGATCAGTTCTTTCTTTACGGATTTTAGATAACTCATCAAGGCTATCTTGCAAAGAAGGTGAATTTAAGTCTAATCCCGTTGCTTTTATTTCGTCTTGTAATTTTAATTCTTTTTGTGAAAGCTCATTTACTTTAGGAACAATTTTATTGTATTCATTTAAACTTTTTTTCAAAGCGGCTACAGCTTTAGCATCAATATATGGAGTAATAGGATAAACATCTGCTGTTTCTTTTATAACTGCTCTTAAATCATTAACTGTTTTAATAAAATTATCTTGTTTTGTAAAATCTTCAACAGAATAATCTGCGTCTAGTTTTTTGTTTACTTCTTTAACAAACTTAGTGATTAATTTTTCTGTTGGAAGTCCTGAGTTGGCTCGGGCTACCTCATTTATTATTTCAAAATGATCTGAAGAAAATTCATCAGCCAACGCTTCTACTTTTGGATTATTTCTAAACGCTTGTAATTGCTCTGATTTATTTTTGCTTGCAGCCTTGCCTAACTCTCTTGAGTAGTCAGACTGAATCCTGCCTACATTTAAAATTTTGTCTCCTTCTTTTAAAAGTTGAAAATCTAAATTTGGCAATTCAAACTCAGCGGCAGCATCAAAAGAATAATGAGCTTCATGCTCTGGCTTGCCACCATAATGCCTACCAAGATCGTCTCCTCTTTCTATACCTGGTATGTGATAAGTAATCTCTTTTTCGTTGGTAAGATTTTGAGAAGGAGAAACTCTAATCAATCTGTCTCTTGCTTCGGCATCAGATTTAGAAACTATTTTTTTTCTAAGAGTATCTTGTTGATTAGCTTTTATATAGTTAGCCAATCTTTGTCTGGTGATTTTGCCTTGAGGGTTTCTTATTTCTAATTCACTTAAAAGTTTTGGATGTATCTCTCCAACCTCATCAATTAAATTTAATAGTCTTAACTCACCTTTAGGTACACCAGCTTTTTCTAATGCGTTTATATAACCTATAGCTTTGCCTTGATTTGGTAATTTTTTATTGGTATTAATAAACTTAGCGGCTTTTGATGTAAGTCCAAGTTTTACGTTTTTTGTACCTGGGTAGGTCATTTCATCTAAGGACAAAGGTTTAAATTCTTCTACTTTAGGTACAGGTACATCTTTAACAGCCTCTTCTACAACTTCAGCTGTTTCTATTTTTGCAGGTAAGGCTGGAGTATCAACAACAGGGTCTATTGCTTTGAGTGCTTTGGCACCACGAAAAAGTCTGAGTAAAGGATAGAGACTGGCAAAACTTAAACCAGCCAAGGCGTAGTTACCCGTTGCCCCTAGAATGTCTTTATCTTCTATATTTTTTGCACCCCTAGCACTAAACTCACCTACTTCAAAGGCTGCAAGTGCGTCTCCGATTCCAGGAGAAACGCTAATAGCTAATTGATCTACAAATGGAAGTTCCTCAAAATCACGATAAGCCTCACGAATCTTACCTTCGGATGCTGCCTTTTTGAGGTT